AGACTTAGAACAAAAACCAATCCAAAAGTATCTGATCTCGTTCAAGCTTCTATGAACCGTAGAAGAGCGGCACGCAGAGGACTCCCCCAAGAAACCCCAGCAGAAGCGAAGGCTGATGCCCAAAGAGATAAGTGGCGCAGGATGGCACCAGGGGACAAGTAATTGGAAAATAAAAATTGGAAAGTAACGACTAAATTACCAGAGCTTCCTGACCTTGATGGTGAGGACAGCCCTCTTAGTCTATTTGATCAGAATAACGCTGACATAAATCTTTTCAATTTAGTTGACGATGAGATGATTCGTCTTGCTGGTTCTAAGTTCTATTTCTATAAGTATTATCAATCACAAGATTTTGATGAAGTCTATATGGAATCAAGAGAGAAGCCCATTTCCAGACAAGCGTTTACGGTTCACGGTTTTTATGAACCAACTTCAATGAGCGAAGAGCTTACCCAGTTTGGTATTGAGTTAACCAATGACCAACTCTTTACCTTTAACAAGAGCTATATTGAAAGAAAATTAGGTCGATCCGTTATCCCAGGTGATGTGATTAAGCCTTATTTCCAAAACCAACGCTACGAAATTTTCGAAGTTGTTGAAGATAGCTTTGAAGCGTATGGTGTCTACCACTTAGTATGCTCCGCTAAACTTCTCCGTGATGCTCCTGTGGTTCAGGATGAGCCCATCACCAAAGTAAGCGAAGAATTAGGTGGATATGCGGGAGAAATAGATGGCTATTAATCCAGGATCAGTAAACCTTTCAGGGTCTACAGTAACTTATACTTCAGAACCAGGAGTTTTCTTAGGTACTGGTGCTATTGAAGAGTATACTAGTAGGAGTAGCAAATGGAACACGCGAGAAGGTGATATCCGTAAGCTCATGTATAAGATGACTACTACAGAAAGCACTATATCTAATGTTTATAAGGAGTCTTTAAGAGGCATGATTGCATCTTTTAATGATGTAAGCTATATTAACTCAGAAGATAAACTCATAAATATAAAATGTATTCACGCCAATGCAGAACGAGCTATAGCAAAACTTAAAGAAGAAAACAATACAATTCTTCCAATTATATCAATCGCTCAAACTGTTTCAGACAATGATGCTCAGAGACAAAAAGTTGAAAGCCTTTTAGTCCATGAAAAGTACTGGGATAAAGAAAAAAATAGGGCGATTAGGGTGTTAAGCTTCGCTCCTAGAGCCGTTAATGTTAGGTATCAATTAAACATTTGGACCAAGTATATGGCTAACATGGATCAAATATTAGAGCAGATTAGATTAAAGTTTAACCCAGAGATGCAAGTTCCTACTGAATTTTCTACATTAGCCAAGGCTTTTCTTGAGTCTGAAGAAGCGGTAGGTTCCGCTGACGCTCCTGATAAATCAGACAGAGTTCTTAAAAAAGCTATTAACATTGTATTGCGAACATATGTTCCCAGCCCTAAGTTTATGGTTACTTCGAATGGAAAAATTGAACGCTTCAATGTGGAAACTAAATAATGCCTAGCGTAATACGAGCGGATGATGCCGCAACTTGCGGAGATTTAAGTACAGGATCTACTACTGTTTTTGCAAATGGAAAAGGGATAACACGGGTTTTTGTCGATACTGCCGTAGGGCTAATCCTTGGACCAGGAAGCCAAAGCGTATTTGTAAATGGGTCAAAAGTCTCCCTTCCTGGAGATGCGATTATAGGTCACGGATTACCACCTCATGCTGCGCCCGTTACAGCTATGTGTAGTCCTAATGTTTTTGCAGGTACAGGGTTTGTTGGAGACCCTGGGGCTGGGATAGAGCCTAAAGCTGATTTACAAACTACCAACTTTATTGGCTCTCCTATTCAATATCAAGCAAATAATATACCATGTAATCCACCCAATTCAAATCCTATATCCTATATTGGATCCTTTACTTTTGCTTATGAAATAAAAAATCAAGGAAATGCAGCTACTGAGAGTTCTTTCAAAATAGGTGTTTGGGAAGTCCCTCTGGGTTATATAGGACAACCTATCATCCTTCCGAGGGTAGCTGCGGGTGGCGAGACTGGGGCTGTCTTAGTTGCCGAGACCACAGTAGATATAATTCCAGCAGGAGGCTCTAAAGTGGGGACTATTTCAATTCCATCAGCACCAGCCCTGTTAGTTGGAGAACAGCGAGCGTTCAGCTTATACATTGATTTAGATAATGATGTGGGTGAAACTAGTGAGACTAATGCCTTCCCTACTGGTTATGTTGAGTGTGTTCCGTGTGTGGGGTAAGTTATAAAAAAAGTTCTCAAAAAATATGGTTTAGTTAGGTAGATAATAAGGAGACAAAATTATGAAAACAGTAAAAAATAATAGTCTACAGGCTTTTACCGTATTTTTTAATACGGAAACGGGGTGTAAAGAAAAATGGATGAAAGCGGGGCAGAGTATTGTTGTTCCTGATACTTATATAACAGAACAGATAAAAACACTTCACAGACGAAGAATTTTTAAAATCTCAAACGCTTAGGAGATAAATTATGGCAAATTATGTTAGTCCTGGTGTCTACACCATTGAAAAAGATATTTCTGATTACGCACCTTCAATCAATTCTTCGGTTGTAGGCATCGTAGGCTTTGCAAGTAAGGGTCCTACTAACAAAGCTACGCTTATTACTAGCCAAAATAGTTTAATTAGAACTTTTGGAGAGCCCAGCGAGGATCTTACAGGCCAAGGTCTTGAGGGTGCGCTCGAAATTTTAGAACAAACAAACAGTATGTATTATGTTCGCGCTGCTGCTAGTGATGCTGCTGACGCTTCTGCTACTATGAGTTTAGGAATTTGCCCGTCCGTCATTGTCTCAGCTAATGGGTGGGGTACGGCAACGCAAGCAGGGACAGGCGTTACCAATGGAGATGCTCTAACTCTTAGAATTCAAGTTTATGATGATGTAAGTGCCACAAAGTATACCGATAACGGTGGGGCTGGCAAAGACTTTACAATTCCCGCAGGTACAGCAACCTACCAAGCCGAGGCTTTACGAAAGTATCTCGGTGGTGGATTAGATTCTGACCATGTTGGGTGCTTTGATGGTGGCTCCTTTGCCACAGGTTTAGGCACTTCGGGAGCTATCGTGGGATCCTACGCTGGCTCAGGAGCTTCTCTTGCTATTTCAGCTTGCAGAGGTACTTCCTTCAACGAAGCAAATGGCGTCTCCGCTCTTTGGCCTGTAAGTGCTGGTGGTGATGCTGCAAACAGTACCACTTATGGTGGAAATGAAATTGCAGGAGGTGCGGCTCAGTTAGGTGGAGCAGGAGCTTCTGCGGTCAGAGTTTGGGGTGGATCCTTTATCAATACAGGCGATGATGGAGTTTCGTATTCCATTGAGAGTCTGTACCCTGGAGCAGGATATAACGGTGGAACCAGAACTAATGGAGATACAAGTGGAAACTCGATCACCGTTAATGGGTTGGGTAGCCAAAACTTTAGTATCTTAGTCAATGAAAATGGAACTACAAGTGAGAGCTTTAAGTGCAGCCTTGTGGGATCAGGAGCTTTCCTTGAGGATGTTATTAACACTGGCGAAACAAACACCACTTCAGAAATTATTAAGGGTAACTTGAAGGATAACGATGGCGATATTACTGCCACTAAGCTTACCAACTTTGGTGGAAAACTTTCCACTCTTATGGGAACTACGGGCTTCAAGGTACAGACTCAATATCTTGATCCAACGGGATCTCCAACTGCTGGTGGAGCCCCCACAGCAAACTCCGTACACACAACCAAAGGTAATTCTTCGGATGGAGGTCGATGGGTTAAGTTGCTTCAAAAAGCTGCTACTAATATGACAGGTGGGGTAAATGGTATTGGCACTTCGGATAGTGCAAGAGCTACTGCCTTGATTGGAAGTAACGCAGTGGAGCCAAAAACAGGTATGCAATCCTTGGATGATGATGTCCTTAACATTGGAATTGCGCTTGTCCCAGGAATCCAAAACCAAAGTGTTCAAAATAATCTAATTACTCTTGCTGAAAGTACGCAAAACTTCCTTGCTCTTGTTTCTCCTCCATACGGAATCGGAACTACGCAAGACGCAATTGATTGGAGTAATGGTAAATCATCTAGCACAGCGGGATCTAGGACTTCGCCAATCAATAGTTCATATGCTGCAATCCACTGGCCTTGGGTTAAGGTTTTCAGTGTGTTTGATGGAAAAGATCGTTGGTATGATCCATCAATTTACGCAGCCAGACAGATGGCTTACACCGATTCGGTCGCTGACAGTTGGTTCGCTCCTGCGGGATTCCGTAGAGGTCGATTAACTAAGCCTACTGAAGTTGAAGTTAAGCTTAACCAAGGTGATCGAGATACTATGTATAGTGGTGGCAATGTGGTTAATCCCATTGTTAATTTCCCGCAACAAGGTATTACTTTGTGGGGACAAAGAACCACTCAGAGAAGTCCCACGGCACTCGATAGAATTAATGTTCGTAGACTTATGATTTATGTT